TCCTAATAATGTAAGGTCAGATATCTTACGAGTTGCCACTACATGCTTACAATAATACTATCAAGTATATTTATACAGTTTTTTTGAAGGTAAAGAATCCTTCACTACCTTCCCAGTATCCTTTGTCCCAAGTGTGGTATTCTTTCTCATATAATCGTGCTTTACTCTCTAATGGAGTACCTTTCCATTGACACTCTGGTTCAGATTCTCCCTCAAAATATTTTTCTCTCCATCTGAAACACATATCACATGCAGGGTTATGAACTATTATCAATTCTGGTGACACATATTCTATTTCTACAGTCTGTTCTCTGTATGGTTTATCCATGTAACTATATCGAGAAGATGTATGGTACTTATAGTCATCTAACTTCTCATGCTTTACTATTATGTGTGCCCACTTTGTTGGGTTGGATGCTGCCTGTGTCCAGTTATCGAACTCACCCTCAAACCATTCACAAAATTTATCTATCATTTTTCAAAGTAACTAATATTTAAAACCAATCGACGATCCGTGTCAGTTTGAGGTACACCTCTATGTTTTAAATTAGTATCAAATATGACAGCAGTGTTTGATTCGCTCCTTACCTTCTCACCTGTTTCAAACTCAGTATATCCATCATTTGTATTCATATAAAGAACACAAGTCTTACTTGGTGTGGATATCTGCCAATCAGTATGCCACTCTTGCTCTGGAGCACCCTTTGGTGTTGCATTTAATTTTACTCTTAATATAGAAATAACACCTAACTTGTCCGTAGCTGCCATTAAACATCTATTCATGTTAGGATTCATTGCACTAGAAAACTGGTGATCAAAATATAGTAAATTTATATATTGTTCTGGTTCGCCAGGTGATTGCGTCCAAAACCATGGGAAATTTGGACTGTTAAATTGATTATATAATTCTGAGAATGTATAAAACTCAAGAAAGTTCGGTACTATCTGTATCTGGTTCTGCATTACTAGGTATGGTCTTGCTTCTGAGTTGTTCTAGAGGTTTCTTAGACATCATAGGACTATCAGGATGTGGAACTGGAGTCTGTTTCAATGTGGCAGCAGATATTTTTTTACTCTTGCCTTTGTTTGCCTTACACTTCTTGATGGTTGCACAAGCATCACCAACAGTAACGATATTCCCTGCTTCTTCGTCGGGGATCTCGATACCAAAACACTCTTCTAGAAACATAACAAGTTCTACCATGTCCAGACTATCAGCGTCTAGATCAATAAACTTACTGTCCCATTCAATTTTATCTGCTTCAACTCTATCACCTAGAGTTTCTACAATGGCAAGACGTGCAATTTGCAGCATCATAGGTTTAGTCACTTTCTTGGACTGTTTCAGTATGTCCTTGATCTGACTATATGTGTGGTTATAAGACATTAGACGTAAATTACTTCTTCAGTGGGAACTAGTTCTCGAATTACATTGAGAACGTTCATGAACTGTTCCATGTCGCAATCAATTTCTTTTCGTTCACCTTGATTACCTATTAGTACAAATTTTCTGGAAGCAATATCAACTATTACTTGTTCAAGGACTTCTAGTGTATCCTGTTTGTGTTCTTCGTTATGCATTAATAAGATGCGATGATAAAATTAGTATAGCACATCATGATCAAATGTGCAAGATGCTCAGTGGTTCGCCACCAATCGTCCCTTTGAGGAATATATTAAATGATACAGAGTACCTTGGTTCATCTTGAAAATTAGTTGCGGTCTCATGTTGTAGTGTAGATGGGAACAGCAACATGGTATTCTCCATAGGATTTAGTATATGATTTACTGTATTGCATATATTAGGATGCTTAAAATCAGGAACTATTGATCTTGGTGTAGTATGAAACCGTATTGGTGCTTGACAAGCTTGAGGATAATACACTCCTGACATGAATGAGTTAGGATGTGTATGCGAATGTATCTTCTGTCCATAGTCACAAGAAGTTCCCCACATCAATGTGATGTAAGGTTCTACGTCCTTGTATTCATATATGTCATCAAATACTGTCTTGATTTGCTCTAGTATGGGTTTAGATATGAAATTATATTCGTCTAACGTATGAAGTTCATGAGATTTTGTCAAGAAGAAATCCCTATTGGGATCTCTAACTATATCTCTCTTTAATAATTTAATTAATGCTTCAGTATCAAGCGATAGGTTGCAGCAGACTACATTCTGTGCAAACAGAGGGAGAACATCAGTGATCATAATGTAAGAATAATTTTTATTGTACTAATAAGTACACGTTTACAAGTTGAATTGCGTGACCTTCGTTACCATTAACGAAACCGCCACTTGGGTTACAGGAAGATCCACCAGACCAACCTTGATAAGGTCCGTGACCACCCCATGACCACATAAATGTGCGGTCACAGTTGTTACCACCACCATATCCTAACGTATCTGTCCAACGGTTTCCACTACCCCAGTTCATTTGTGTGCTACCAGATCTAAAAAATCCACTGGTTTGTGTAGCAGTAGCATTTACGCTAGATGCACTCTGTTGGAAATATGTCCAGTCCCAACTCGTAGATGTTGTTCCTTCAAAGTACCATGAGTCTGGTCTGTTTCTTCTATTTGCTAATATCTTTGCGTTCTGCCAGTTGAATGAACACAATGCACTACAGAAATCATTTGGTGCAACAGATATTGGAGTGTTCTGCTGTAAGTATGTGCTTGTTAATCCACCACCCGCATAGTTCTGTCCAGATCCTTGCCACCAGTTAGTTGATTCTCTACCTCTTGCAACTTGTACCCATGCAGTTCCAGTAGATGCCTGTGATGTATTTACATATACTTGAATAGCATTACCAGAATATCCAGTTGGTTTGAACCAGTAGTCTCCGTCAGTCGGGTTAGTTGCTATCCATGTTGTAATATTAACGACTGGATCAGCAGCAGTTTGTCCTTGTGTTCCACCACCAGCTGCACCTGTCCATTCTCCATCAATATATACTTCTAATTTTTTCTGCTCTGTATTAATTCCAATAAGACCTTCCACACCACTGGGTCGAGTAGAGTCAGTCCATGTGGGCAACTTTAAAGTTCCATCTACTTGGAGACGATGACCACTAGGAACTCGCACTTGGTTTGAATAAGTGCTGAAACCTTGCAGATCATGTATTGTGAGTGTGCTCATTGTCTAATAGTTTCCTTCAGATATATTTATGTATTAAAAAATGTGGATGATTCCGAACGAGATGCTCTTCGGATAAGTTCTGCAGTTTTGTTCATGAGTTCTAGACCAGTCTGTCTATTCTGCTGCATAGTCTGCATAGGATCGGTAGTTTTATCTTCTCTTACTAGCGATTCTACATAATCGTCTAAATGCTTTACAAGAATACTCTTTAAAAATTCTGCTTCTTGTTTGCTTACTGACATGTGATGTTGTGACATTGTTTTTCTTAAATCTACAATCAATTCAAGTATATTTCGCTACCATCAATATCGACGTTCTGTGTTGCGTCTATCTTAATAGTACCTAGTACATTTAATTTATATGCATTGCTATCAGGAGTGTCTATCATACCAGGAAATGCTCCTCCCTTAATACATGATTGACTTGCACCACCTACCTGTGTTTTCATCTTACCAATAGTCTCTTGAAGATGATTACCGAATGTATATTCGTATCTGCATCCCGATGCTCTTGATCTGATGTCTCCGTTACTAACAACAGAGAATGTAGATGATGATTTTAATATCTTAACTTCATAATTACCTCTTACGTTCTCTTTAATAGAACCGCCCGCACTCAAATCATTATACAAGAACGTTGTATTATTTGTGTAGGCATTTGATTGTAATCTCATTTCATTCTTAGCTTGTATTGCTAAGTTCTCATCTGATTGAATCGTTGCCACTCCACCGACTTGCATCTGGTAGTTGCCATTGACTCTATCATAACGGTCACCTTCGACCTCAGTGTGCATATCACCTTCAACGTAAATATTGACATCGCCCACAATGTGTAGTGCCATTCGGTCAGAATTTACGTCCTTACCAACTTTTATAACAAGATTATGGTCTGATAAGATATATGTATCATTATAAGAAACTAAGTTGTTGTTTTGTTTCTCATCTATATTCAAAAAATTGCCATTTGCATTGAGCAAACGTATGTACTCGCCATCCTTGGTATTGTTCATCTCGAACATATGACCCGCAGATGTCGCTTGTACCCAGTTGTATGGATATCTTATTTTTGTGTCAGGTGCAGTGTTAGGGTTGTTAGTCCCACCTGTAAATGGATTGATGTCAGACATTAGTATCCATATCCTCCTTGATTCTGCTGCTGATTATTATTAGTTTGCTGTGTCTGCTGTGTTTGTTGCGTATTCTGTTGTGTAGTCTGTTGAGTAGTTTGTTGAGTAGTATCTTGATTAACTGGGGTCGATACAGGATCAGAGACAGTCGGTGTTGTGGTTGTGGTAGTGTCGGAAGAACTTGTTGTGGTTGAGGTGTCCTGACTGTTCACTAAATTAAATCCTGTATCTGTAAGTCCAGTTTGTTCTTCTTCTATAGCAGATTGTATCATAGGATGACCCACGCAGTCAATATATTGTGTGAGTGGCAAGACATTATTCTCTTTGATCTCTCTAGGACTTGTGTATGTATATACTGTACTCAACAATGCACCAGTTCCTGTTGCGTTCTCTGCCTTGTCTTCTACGACAGGTTTAACAAAACCTAATATTGCTTCTGTTACAGTTGCTTTGATTAATCTACCCTGTGAATCTGTAGTAGCAGATCCAATCTCTCTCTTCTTGTCTCCAGAACCAATAGTAATTACTGGGTTCACATAATTAGTTCCCACGTTTATGATACTAATATCATCTAACTTAGGAATTATATCACCACACTTAGCATATATTGCTTTTGCCTCTTGTGGTATTACAAGTGTCGGGAATTTATTGTTAAAATTCAATGTGAATTCATGACCAGATTTTGTTCTTACCTCTAATCCAACAGTTAAGTTATTATTGAATGATGTATCTATAGTTGCGAGTAATATATGATCTACATCATAGTCGGTATCAACCACCTGTAATATATCAGGTGATCCAGTAGTAACTTGCTCTATGAACTCACCGTCATTTACATGCTCTTGTAATCCTACTTTTTTAACCAGTATGCCATACTGTTCATTAGGGCAGAATGTTTCGGCAGGATCAAATCCATATCCTATGCCAGGATTAATGACTTCTACTGAATCTACCATGCCATTAACAATGTTTGGTTTGAACTTAGCACCACTTCCCTCTGGTTCATTACATGTGAATTGTGCTTTGACTGATGCTTCTGCATTAACACCTGATCCTTTCTTCTGCATAAGCACGCCAAGAATCTGTCCTATATCATCAACAATAGGTAATGCTTTTATTGGACTGGTTGATTGTAAGTTATCCCATACCATTTCTGGGAAGCATGGTTTCTTATTTAATATAGAGTTAGCACACTGTACTGCTGATGATGCTACGTTACCAGATGAGTCATAGAAGTTAAGATCTTCAAACTTCTCCAGAGGTCCTCGTGTATCAAAGTTTTTAAGTGATAGTCCAGTTGCTATACCAGCTGCACTTTCAAGGTCAACAAGTGCACCACTAGCAGTGTCAAATACTTTCTTTACGCCATTACGATCTACAGCAGGAACAAATCCTTTGATAGGATTACCCTTACCAACGATTGATATAGCATTTGGAGGTTTGACTGCATACTGTGCGACCTGTTTTGCTGCTCCCTCAAGACCTTTTGGTTTTGCACCGAGACCAGTCTCAAATACTGACGCACCAATAGCACATGATAGTTGTCCATCACAAAATAGATCTATAAAGTCACCGACCTTATTAAGTAAGTTTTGTATCTTCTCTGTTGCTCCTTTGATAGCACCCGTAATACCTTTCAATATACCCAATGCACCCGTGATACTGTCCATGAGTTTCTTCATGATATCACCAAGAATATTTTGCACAAGACATAGAGCAGTGTCTAATACATTCTCTACTAAATCTTTCAATAATCCTTTGATAAAATCACCCAACTCACCTATCAGTTGTTTGAACAAACATGATACAAGGTCTCCAACATTCTTTAATTGATCTCTGACTGCAACATCCAACTCTGGATCTGGAACACTAAGTTTTTCCAAACCTTCCTGTACAAGTTTATTGGTCTCTTCCATGACCACGCCCTTGATATTAGCAGTCAATCCAGTTAATTTCTTTTGTATGCGTTGTTGTACTAGATTAATTTCGTAGTCTAAATCAACGACAGCACCATCTAATTTATTAACAAATTGATTGATATCATTCTTCTCTATACCACGAGCAAACTTCATAAACTCTGCCATAGGTGCTTCTAATTTAGTAGCAGTTTCTGATCCACATTTACCATTACCAACATGGACTGTTACCTTTTGTTTCTCGTCTGCTAACTTCTGTTTTTCACTCTGTTCTTTTGCTGCACCACGTTCGTTCTTTGAAGTCTCTTCTCCTTCCTCAGTCTTATGTCCTTCATTGTTTGTAGGTTTTTCATCTACACCTGTTTCTTCATTAGTTTGAACTGTACTACCAGTATTAGCTGCAGAACTACCATCACCAGTATGGTCACGCCTTTTATAGTCAGTTGATGCTAGTCTTGCAAATCCTTCCTCTTTACCACCAGCTACGCCATAACTGCTAGTAGGATTCTCATCACTAATACTTCCCATGACAATAGGAATCTGTGCTGATGTGCCATCCATGAAGAATCCAACAACCCAACTATTAAGTTGTAATTGATGAACAGATCCAATACCAGAACGTTGTGAGTATATGGGTGGCATCAATACCTGTGCCCATGGTAGATCAGACGTAGGTAACTCTTTTCTATTTGGAGTATGATATCCTATAATTCTAACCTTAACTTTATTAGTCCAGTCCCAATCTCCATAATCAAAATCTCCTGCACCACCGTCTAGATCAGCATTCCAGAATTTTGCACCATCATTTTCTACCTGTCCAACCCACCAGTTAAACCCTTCTCTACCTATAAAATTAGCAAGACTTTCCATTATGATTCCTCACCATCTGAGTCTGTATATAATGTGATTTTAGATGTCATTTTATCTTCACTAGATTTGAATGTTCTCTCAACTCTACCGATAACATATTTACCAGAGGTTGCAAAGTCTTGCTCTCGATCACTTGTACCTTTATATACATCTAACTGTACTACCTCACCTATCTCTAGTGAGTAATCTGCAACAAGTTCTACAACTACTTTTTTACCATAAAATAATTTTTCCCTTAAACTGGATTGTGAAAGTTGTTTTGTGAATCCCTGTGTGTATGTGCCTTCGGTAAACAATGCAGAGTCAGATAATTTAGACATGATTCTAGTATATGTTACGTTAGTGTCAAACCCCTTGTAAAATTCTGGTACTCTCCTTGAGTTCATTACACTAACGTCTTGATAATATTTATTGATACTAAAAGGATGTTGCTCAAATTTCATATCTTTTATATCTAATGTCATCACATTACTAGAGTACGAACCTAAGTTCAACCCCTTTAATAAATCAACTGAAGTTTCGACAGTTAGTTTGTCTAGAGCAATGATACCTTTATCTTCTTCATCCTCTAACTCTCCACCTTCATGCCCTACAACCATTCTCACTACTGGTTCTTTACTGGCAAATGAATCGTATGAAACAAAATTATATCCTGATCTTGTCTCATAAAAAGCATATCCTGCAGTTGCATTTTTACCACTACCTTTTGTAGCTGGTATTGCCTTGGTAGCTAACCATCTTATTGCAGTGAATGGATTCCAGTACGGTGATACAAATGAGAAATTATTGACTGTTGGTTCAAAGTTTAGTAATCTTTCTTCGGGAACACCAATCAAGTCTATCATTATTTCTTTCTTTACAACACGATCTATTTTATTACCCATACCTTTACCAAATCTACGTGATATTTTATTAGCAGCGTTGTTTAAAAAATCAACTCTACACATCATCAATACTGCAGATGATTTACCACCTATATTTCTTCTGTCTTGTATATCGTATATAACAAAGTCTCCTCCAATCTCAGTTGCACCTTCACTGTCTCCAATACGAATGAACACGTTTTCCATACCTGTTAGTTCAGATATAAAACCAGTCTCACTATCTGTAACCTGTATCTCCATAAGCATAGTAGCAGACATAATATCTTCAGTATATTTGACATATAGTACCTGATTAACTCCAATGGGAGGATAGTCCGCAATGAAGAATTGGTAAAGATTAAAATTTGACTGAGTATTAACTGACATTAGAATTGAGAAGTCCTGTTATATAGATCAAGGTATCCAGATTTTTTGATCTTTGGTTGAGCAAGTTCGCCACCCTCTTGTTGCATAGGTGGTGGACTTGGTGCACCTGCAGCAATAGCAGCACCAGTTCCTGCAGCGACATCAATCTGTTTCTGTGTCTTGGAATCAGCATTCTCCCTATTCTCTTGTATAGTTTTATCAGTCAGTTCTGTTAAATTTACTTTCTGCTCAGTTTTTGGTGCAAATAAATTTTTGATACCACCAAATGCTTTCATACCAAGGTTCAAACCCATGCCCATAGGTGTCATAGCAAATGCTTTCTTAGCTATACCACCTAGTCCTGCTTTACCCATCTTACCAGCTAATCCTTTTGCACCCTTGAGTAAACCTTTACCCGCATTGAATGCCATACCCATAGGTGTTAAACCAAACAACTTAGATGCCATTGACCTAGTTTTCTTGACAGGTTCCATAGCTCTGCCTGAGCCATCACCCATACCTATACCGTCAGCAGTTCCTGTATATGGTGCACGTCTTCCAAATGTAGGATCTCCCGATGCACTTGGTAATAAATTCTGTTGTGGTGCTGATGGTAGTTGTGGTTGGTCTCCACCACTTGCAGAGTCTCCTCCACCACCCATTTTACCTCTGACAAAGTTAATTGCCTTGGCAAGGAGACCACCAATAACTGATCCTTTTTTATCGTCTTTCTTATCGTTATCTTCTTCATCGTTTGCCACTTCAGCACTAGCAGCACCTAACTTGAATGAGTTGGATATCTTAGATATATTTCTATTCAATATCTTAGATGCTTCCTTACTTGGTGCAGGGATCTTCTCTAATAAATCTGTCATTGCAACAGCAGCAGATTTAGCAGGAAGTGCTAAGGCATCCATGAATGCCTTCTTCATCTTAGGATCTATTTCAAGATTATCTTCTAGATCTTTCTTGACCTTCTCTTTAACATCTTTCTCACCTATTCCTGCATCTTCTAACTTATCTACCTTTGGTATATCTCCTGCTTCTTTTGGAGGTGATACAAATCCTGCAGCTCTCTTAGCTTTGTTCTCTTTAAATTGCCTTATTCTTTCTGCCTTGTCATATATCGTATTACCTTCAGCATCTTGACCATATGCAGCTACAGGGTCTGGTACGAGATTTGCAGCTGGTAACGCCTTTGGTGCTACTACTGGTTTCGGTGTTACATTAGTCGCAGATACATCAACAGTCTGTTTAGACGCAGGAAGATCCATTGCCTTTGTAAGGGAACTAGGATTAGCGATGAACTTGGAAAGTCCAACACCCTGTTTCGACATAGCTGGAGGTAATGCTTTCATGTTACTTGTACTTCAGAACGTAGTTGGAAGTTTTATCCATAGGACCTATCTGCAACTCTATTGCATCTTCTATATCCTGTTCATCCATCCATTTATATACTATAACTTGTTTGGGTGGCATGTTGACAGGAACAATTCTTGGTGCAGAAACTACATTACCCGATGCATCAGTTGATCCTTGTGTTACTGGTTCATTATTTAGAGTCTCTTTTGATCCAGATCCAGATGGTGCTGATATTGCACTACCTGTTCCAGATGCAGTCTTAACAGCACCTGATGATGGTTTGCCAACTGGGTCGTCAATGTCAGGTATCCATTTATTTTTGCCAGGTTGTAACCACTTAGTATTCTTCTCGTTGTTTAGATAATCAAAATGTACTGGATCTCCTTCACCTTGCCATGCAAATCCAAACTTCTTACCTTTATCTCTCATCCACTCGTTTGCTTTTGAGTAGTAGTCAATATCAATTGCCCAACCTTGTCCATGTGGTGACTGTCCTACAGGTGCAGGATTTATGGCGTTCTCATCGCCCGCTTC